GTGTGACACCAGTTCCAACAACTAAACCAGATCTTGCGGTAACAAGACCAACAGAATCAATATTAGTTACATCTTCGTAAGTTAAAGTTCCGCCAATTGTAACGTTACCACTAAATGTTCCTGTGGATGCAATAATTGATCCAACTGTAATATTTGGTGTTCCTGTTAAACCAGCAGATGTTCCAGTCGTATTTTGATTACCAGCAGCATTTACGCCAGGCAAATCTATGTTTGCAGATCCATTAAATGATACTCCACCAATGGTTCTTGCATTTTCAAGTATCGTTGCACTTCCAGCATTACCAGTTGTATCTTGATTAAGAGTTGGAATTCGTGCAGCACCAATTGTTCCTGATGAAATGTTAGATGCATTTAAGTTTGTTAAACTTGCACCAGATCCATCAGATAATAGTAACGTACCAGCTGAGTTTGGTAGAATAACTGTAGGATTACCAGAGAATTGAGAATGTGGTGGCGCTTGTAATCTTAAATAATGTGCATTACTTGATTCACAATATAAATCAATTCTTGCTGGAGTGCTATCATCACTTCTTAATTTAATTTGATTGTAGAATGAAGCATTACTTGATCCTGTAATGGTTGTGCCAGATATTGTACCAACTGTGATATTTGGTGTTCCACTTAATCCAGTAGATGTTCCTGTGACGTTACCTGTAAGTGGCCCTGAGAAAGCTGTCGCAGTGAGTGTTCCTCTAACTGTTCCACCTGAAGGTGTATCAATGACATTGGAATTTACCTGAATCGCATTTCCCATGTATCCATGAGATGAACACTGATAATGAAGAACAGTTGGTGTAGAATCTGTAACTTCTAAATCAACATAACCTGACCCTACAGTAACTCCTGTTGTGTATGCGGTGGCTTTTGCAGCATCAAGATAGAAACGGAATGGGTGACTACCAGCAACTGATCCAGAAAAACGATATGTTCTGCCAGGTGTAAGTGTCAAAAATGGAGACTCTACATTGTCTAAAACATATCCATTAGAACTTCCAGTTCCATAATATCTGTGTGCGGTTGTTTTAGTAGCAACTGCAACTGTGATTGTTGTAGTTGATCCATACGGAGCAATCAGATGACTGTATCCTGAGAACTGTGCAGCAGTAACAATGCCTGCGTATGCAATATTATCACCACTAGCACTCGCATCTGCACCAATAAACTTGCCACTTGACTCATCATATTTTAAGAACTTACCATCAACCTTTGCAGTGTCTTCATCAACATCATCAAGTTTTAGAAGATTAACTTCACCAGATCCTGGCCCTTGTGCAAGAACACGATTCAGAATATTCTTAAGTTTTCGGATCTCTGATTGAACATCTACATCAGAATTTTCAACCTCTTCTTTGACTGTAGTATCTTCAATAAACTTGATTGCTTTTGTGATTGAGTCCTCTTCTTTTACCTCTTCTACTGCTGGTTTCTTTGGTTTCTTCTTACTTCCTATTTCTTTTTTAAGTTCCTCATAGTCATCTTGTTTTTCCTCTTCCTCTTCTAAAGATTCAATATCAAAATCTTCTGGAACTCCAACAACAACTTCTGGAGGTTTTGCGACATCAACTAGAACATTATCAAGTTGTTCAATTAATTTTTCTTCCTTTTTCTTTTGTTCTTTGACTTCTACTTCTGCTTTTTTGATTCCACTCGAAACTGTCTTGACTAAAACATCAAGATTGATGTTAGCCTCTTTGAGAAGATTATCAAACTCCTCTTCCTTTTCTTTCTTGGCCTTTCCGAGAAGACTAAAAAATTCTGACAGTTCTGGTTTCATTTATCATCTTCTTTTTGTTTCTTAATTAATTTTGATAACTCAGCTGTTGAACCAACAAACAATGCATTGGTAACATTAGTTGGGCCTTTATTTGGATCTTGTTCAAGATCCTTCATTTTTTGTTGAAGATCAATAAGTTTATCTGTTGTATCTGCAACCGCTTTGATTGTAGTTGCAGCAACCTCATATGCTCTTGCAGAATCAGACTCTTGTGCTAATTCTAATATGCCATTCACAGCTTCTTGTCCTTTTTCAACTAGAGAATATAATTGAGCACGACTATATTCATAATCTTTATCTGAATCATTTTTGTCAGTTTTTTCAAGTTGATTCTTTCGAGGTTTAATATCAGTTTCAACAACCTCTGTATCAACGTTAAGTGCTTCCTCAATAGAATCAAAATTTTTCATAACTCTCCTAGATGTCTATACCCTGAGATGGACTAAACTCTTTACCATCGCTAAAGAATGATGATGTTTCATTAAATCCAAAATCATCACCAAATTCAATTAATGCATCATCAGCAGTGCTGAGAACACCAATCTTTGCATTATGTTCATGTTTTGCAGCTATAGTGTTGTCATAAGAACGATAGACAGTTACATTTTGACCACTAATACTTCGGATAAACATGATCTCGGAATCAATGATGATTCGATTATTTGCAGCAAGATCAGTTGTGCTACTAACTTTGAATGTTGTGACATTCTCCGATATAGCACCATTAAGAACTGTTGCTTCATCCTCATCATAATTTTGTTTTGCAGCTGGTGTTGCACTATATCTTTGAACTCTTCTTGCAGTTTTAGTATTTGTATTACCATAAAAATCAACATCAACTTTCTTGATAAGACCCTCTGGATTATCTGCAACAGGGCCAAAGAGATAAGTTTTTGCAGTGAATGATAAAGTATAAACAATAATTCTACGAGTATCAAATCCACCCTCATACTGATCACTATAATTAATACTTTCTAAAACAATTGGGATATCTTTTTTCTCGCCAATTGAACTAATTAGATTTACTGTGATATTGAATGATGGTTGAAAGTAAGGAATAATTTGTTCTAAAATTTGTAGTGCATCATCACTTAACTTAGACATAATGCTCAGTTCAAACCCAACATTATATGGGACAGGCATATAAACCTTCTTCGCAGTCTTCCCATCTTTTGCAAGAAATGTTTGTGCGATTCCAGTTTTACGAGTGGGATCATATTGTATTCCCTGCATCTCAAAAGATAATCTTGGAAGAGTTATTGCAATCTCTCTTTCTAAATCTGGTTGTTGTTGTATCCTTGCCAAAAATTTCTGCATTGGCCCATACGCCAAAGGAACTTTCATGACACTGAAATTTGTGCCACTTGCATCCTTGTGTCTAATATTAATATTATTAAAGAGAGTTCCGAATCCGATAACTGTCTTTCTTAATATTTCATGATAGAAGTAAGTCCCTAACATATCAATATTTTTTAACTATTTAGAATGTTCCAAAGGGATTGCCCTCAGAAAAGTCTAAAATCGCATCTGCCTCGGTCTCAAAGTTTGCATTATCATTATACTGATTAGCTTTATATTCACTATTTGGATAATCATTTGGTTGATTATAATCAACAGATAAAATTACATACTCTGCGCCAGATTGATTTCCTCTTATTTTTTCACCTACTTGGAATTGCATTGCTGTAAGCATGCTCACATCAAGAGTTCGAGAACTTGAATCCCATACTTTAACTCTTGCAGTTTCAGCAGAACTTGATGATACCTGAACTGTTTCATTAAAGATATAATTACCATCTGCAATTGTAGTTGCGGCACCAATTGATATTGTTGGTGCAACAGTATATCCAGCACCAGCATTACTAATTCTAATTGATCGAATCGTTCCACCAACCATGACCGCTTCAGCAGACGCATTAACACCACCTTCAGGAGCGGTTCCAATCGCAACATTTGGAGTTGTAGTGTAACCTGATCCACCAGAGGTAATAGTAACAATACCTATAGAACCTAGAGATGTGATGCCAGCGGTTGCTATACCCGCCCCTGGCACGGTTACAGTAGGTATTCCGATGTATCCACTGCCAGGATTGATTAAAAGAATTCTGTCAATAGATTTAGCAGTTGCGATACCAGATCTCTCTGTCATAATTGCGACAGCAGTTGCATCTGTGCCAGTCGAAGTAGTGATGCCTATCGTTGGTGCAGCAGCATATCCGAATCCATCATTTTGTAAGAAGATTTGTTGAACTGCACCAAATGCTAGAGTTGTGGTTGCAGTTGCAGTGCTACCAATACCAGCAAGAATTAATCTTGCAGCATAACCATCTGTTTGAACAACTTTATCAATCTTCTCAATGTTAGTATCGATAACTTCATCTTCGTATTCAAAGACTTCACATGTAAGTTGGTAAGTATAATTCTTTCTTAATTGATAATTTGGTTTCTCAAACTCAACATATTTAATTTCAAATAATTTTTTACCTAAAGGTGCAAAGATTAAATCACCTTCTCTTGGACGATTTGATATTTCATAATCATCTTCTTGTTGTTCTAGAAAAGGTGCGACTGATTCTTCAAATCTCTCTCTTGAAATTACAAATGTGGCCTCTGTAGTAACTCGAATACCAAATTTTGTCAATATATCTCCCTGTCCAGCATATCCATCAACATTCATAAGATATGCTTCGAGAGGAAATGCCTGATCAAATCTTGATTCAGTCACCTCTCTCATAATGGTTCTAGATGTCATCAACTTTCGAGGAATGTAATGACACTCCTGTCCGTACATTCTTAATTGTTCATTAATTAAGTCTTGTACTAAACCTTGTTCTGACTCAGAACCCTGTAGGAAAAAAGGATTTAACATTATCCAATCATATCTAGTGGAGGCATTTCATAATCACTTGACATCTTAGATCTAATTTCAGCCAACTCTGCAACACCATCATCATAGATTTGGCGACCATTCAATTGAATACCGCCAGGTAATTGAACCCCTTGAAATTTGATTAAGTTTTGTCCCCATTGTTTTTTACACAAAGCGGTGAAATATCTTTTTAAGAACTGATCGTTATAAACTTTAGTAAAATCATTAGGATCTAATATTCTAAAACAATCAATTACAAAATGATCTCCAACATTTATAGTTTTAAAATCAGTATCAATATATAACCTATCTTGACGAATGTTAAATCTAAACTTCATATCAGGATTCAATAAGAAAGTAATATCTTCAAGATATGTTTGAACCATTGAATATTGAAGAAGATCAATAGAACCAAACTGATATAAGTCATTCAAAAACAATTGATATTTAATATTAAACAGACCATCATAAACGGTATCTGATCTAATTTTAAATATCTGATTAACTCCAATCACAGAGGGAGGCATTTGCAAATAATTTTGATTCTCTTCAAAATTAAAGGTGGTTGATAAACCAACTGTTGAAGTTCCAGTGGTTGTTGTAATTCCAGCGTTTTTATCTCCCCCTCTCGCTTCTCCTCTATCAATATCCTCTTGTGTAATTTTATACTTCAAGTACATTCTTACGATACCATCGTAATGTCTCTCTTGATATACTTGAATAGCATCATCTAACAGATCAGAAAATTGTTCATCTGCGACGTTAATTTCTAAGACAGGAAAACCAAGCTGTCTTTTTGCGTAATCTATTAAACCATCTCTAGAACTTGGTTGAGCCATTATTCACCTCTATGTTGAAATACCTGATCT